AACAATCCAACCTATCAAAATCCATGGGAAATTAAAAATCCCTACGGTGAATCAGAAGATATTACATGGGTACTTTAAACTATAAATATTTATAAAAATATGGCAGATCAAAATCTATTCGGCAGGCTGAAGAGACTATTCTCAACCGACGTCATAGTCCGAAACATAGGTGGAAATGAGGTTAAAGTGATGGATACTGACCGTATTCAGACTAGCGGCGTCTTACAGACTAATGCACTAGTAGATAGGTTCAACAGAGTCTACACTACTTCAAATTCCTACGCCTACAATCTTAATACTGCACAGAATTACCAGACTATGCGTATTCAGCTCTATGCTGATTATGAAGCTATGGATACAGACGCTATTATTGCATCTGCACTTGATATTATATCAGATGAGTGTACGCTAAAGAATGAAGCTGGAGAGGTACTCCAAATTAGATCTTCAGATGAAAACATTCAGAAGATACTATACAACCTATTCTACGACGTATTGAATGTAGAATTCAATTTATGGTCATGGATTAGAAATATGACTAAGTTCGGAGATTTTTACCTCAAGTTAGAAATCGCTGAAAAGATAGGTGTTTACAATGTGATACCTTTTTCGTCGTATACAATACTAAGAGAAGAAGGTACCAACATTAAGAACCCAAGCTATGTTAGGTTTAAGTACGATCCAACAGCTGTAGCATCAGGCGCTAGCGGCTATGTAGCTTCGTATGCCAATCTATTAGGGCAAGCAGATTCAATCTACTTCGAGAACTATGAAATGGCACACTTTAGGTTACTTGGCGACGTTAACTACCTGCCTTACGGTAGATCTTATCTAGAACCGGGTAGAAAGATATTTAAACAGATGGTATTGATGGAGGATGCGATGATGATACATCGTATTGTACGTGCCCCGGATAAGAGAGCTTACTTTGTAAACGTAGGAGCAATACCTCCTAATGAGGTTGAAACTTACATGCAGAGAATGATCTCTAAAATGAAGAAAATACCGTATGTTGATCCACAAACCGGACAATATAACTTAAAATACAACATGCAAAACTTACTAGAGGATTATTTTATCCCGGTAAGAGGTAATGACACCGCAACTCGTATCGAAACCGTACCCGGACTACAGTATAACGGTATTGAAGACGTTGGATATCTAAGAGATAAGCTATTTGCTGCTCTAAAGATACCTAAGGCGTTTATGGGATACGAAAAAGACTTAACAGGTAAAGCTACTCTCGCAGCGGAAGATATTCGTTTTGCAAGAACAATCGAACGTATTCAACGAATCGTAACTTCCGAACTAACAAAGATAGCATTAGTTCACCTATACACACAAGGATACACAAGCGATTCCTTAGTTAATTTCGAATTAACACTAACTACCCCATCTATTATTTACGACCAAGAGCGAATAGCTTTGATGAAGGAGAAGGTGGATTTAGCAGCTAATATGATGGAAAGTAGTTTATTTCCAACAGATTGGATCTACGATAGAATATTCCAATTAAGTGAGGATCAATTAGAGGATGTAAAAGCACAGATACTTGAAGATAAGAAACGTAAATTCAGGTACGACCAGATTGAATCTGAAGGAAATGATCCATTATCTACAGGTCAAGCTTATGGTACACCGCATCAAATCGCTTCGATGTATGGAGGAAACGCTAACTATACAGCAGCAGCTAATGTACCTGTAGGTTACAACGAAAAAGACCCGACAGAACCTACTAAGATCCCAGGTCGTCCTACAGAGAAAAATAGCTTTATAAATACACCGGGAGATCCATTAGGTAGAGATAGGTTAGGTACATACGATCTGAAAGCTAAACCGTCAAAAGGCGGAGAAGAGAATATGAAAGTAAGGTATGCAGGTAATTCACCTCTTGCATTAGAAGGACAACAGGCTAAAGCAATGTATAATATTATGAAAGATACATTATCGGCTATTGAATTAGGTAGAAAAACTACGTTATTTGAAGAAGAAAACCTTCTAGATGAAAAGAATATACGGGAGGATATCAACTAGTAACACTATTTATAAGTAGCATCATACTAAATATCTTATGAGCAATTTAAAAAAGCATTCTAAATATAAAAATACCGGTATATTATTTGAACTACTCGTAAGACAAGTAACATCAGATATGATGACTAACCAAGACTCTAAAGCAGTCAATATCATTAAGAAGCACTTTAACGGTACCGAAATATTAAAAGAATACAACCTCTACAACGCTATTTTAAAAGCACCGAAACTATCAGAAAGTAAAGCAGAGAGCCTAGTTAACACTGTCATTGAAGAGAGTAAAAAACTAGACGTAGATATACTTAATAGAGAGAAGTATCAGCTAATTAAAGAGATAAAGAGACATTACGATGTTGAAAACTTCTTTAAAGCAAAGGTAGATAACTACAAAGCATCAGCTGCAATATACACACTCTTTGAAGCTTCTAGAACTAAGGATTTCGGAAACACAGACCAACTTATTGCAAGCAAACTTACGCTTCTAGAACACATCTCAAAAGAAAATGTAAAAGTAGAGAAGAAAGCAGCGGCAGAATTCCTTAGTGAAGATAGCGATATTAGAATATTAGCGTATAAATTAATTGTTGAAAAGTATAACGAAGCCTATAAAGAGCTTTCTGAAGATCAAAGAGACATCCTTAAAGAGTATATCAATAACGTCTCAGATACAAAGCAATTAAAAGCATATCTCAACAAAAAAATGCAAGAAGTAAAGTCTCAGCTAACTAAACTGCTACCCACGGTCAAAGATCAGGTAGTAACTATTAAGCTTAGGGAGGTCTTGAATCTAGCTAAACCGCTAACCGAAAGACAGTCAATAAAAGACGAACACTTAGTATCCTTAATACAATACTTTTAATTGCTGAAAGAATTAAAATCAAAGTAATGAAAAAAAAAGAGCTAGAGGAAATAATAAAAAAAGCTGTTAAGGAAATGTCCGTAACAGGCGGTACAGCTACAGCTACAGGAGGTACCGGAGAGCAATACGCAACTCCGAAAGCCTTCAAAAAAATAAAAGAAGAAGCTCCAAAGCTTGCTGCTGGCAAAGCCGATATTTCTACGTATACCAACGATAAATTCACATCCGCACCCTCCGTACCAAACCGCAAATCAGATATGATTGATTACAAAAAGGTATTTGAAAAAGAATCTGTAGATGAAACGTTGTTAAAAAAGACAGCAGAAAGACTCGGAAAACTGAGAATTGCACATAGAGATATCTACGATAACATAATGGATAAGATTAGAGATTATATTATAGATGCATATCCACATGACGAAGAAATTAAAACAATTATAGATAAGGATCTTCAAGCAGCAGGGTTAAATGAGAATTATGCTCGTTTCCGTAATCAAAACGCTAAAAAGAACGGACCCGAGCAGTTACATACCGCTATTAAAGAAATAAAAAAGAAGCTCCAAGAAGTAGATAGGCTCTTAGAATATACACAGAGGCTTAAATCAGAGATAACAGAAGGAAGTGAAGGATTCAAATACAAAGTACATACAGAGAGAGCTCTCGAGCAGGTTACAGAAACAATTAAGCAATTATATATTAAAAATAAAAAATTAAAGTAATATGGCAGATAATTTTGACTATATAAAGTACATCCAAGTTCATAAAATAGGGCCCTACGCTAAGGCTACAGTCTTAACAGAAAATGAGCAAGCAGAAGACGAAGCTAAGCAGTTAATGATGAATGGAGATGAAGATGGAGCTTACGACCTATTAACAGTACAGTATTACTATACCCCTCAAGAAGCGAACGCCGCTATCGATAAAATCGCTAGTGAGCTATCTACAGGTGAAGACCCGTACGATCCAGAGCAAGACGAAACTACAGGTTTCGGAGCACCATCAGGACCAATGGAGGAAGCATACGTACCTAGCAATATCAAAAAATTTGCTAAAGAAAGAGGAGTTAGCGGGCATGTGAGTAAAGCAGATAAATGGGCTGAAAAGGCAGGTAAGAGTATCACAGGCGGGACCGCAAAAGGTAAGAAT